GGTTGAGGGGTTGTTACAACCATCCGTTGTTGCGTCAAACCAAAGAGAATTAAAAGGTAAACTCTCATTGCCTTGCGACTGCAACTCGGATCTGAACAATTTATTTGTTTGCCTGTGCACCGTTCTCGAAGCGTACCAAGATTTTGGTTTTCATGGTACGATTAAAAAATCTTTCTTCGAGCGGTCTTATCGTCATTATATGGGACTCATGAGCGATTTACGCTCTGCCAAGCCTGATCCTTGGATCGTTGTTATGAAACATTCGATCTGTGCATTTGTTGCTTATCAGCTTGGAAACGTCTGTCCCAAATCTCCGTATCGTGAAGCTCGGAGTCTCGATCATTTGCTACTTTTCGGTCGTGCCGAACGTTGGGTCACTAAAATTAAGAGGACTCACGCCTTGGCCCAGAAGAGTAGCCCCTGGGATGAATTCTTGGACACACTTTTACTTGGCGTTAAACGCGCCGTTCCAAGACCCAGTAAATTACGCGTCAAAGCTGGAGTTTTAGAGACTATTCAAAAAGTCTTTTTACCCCGGCCTGAAGACCCTCCCATGATTTCAACGCCCTCTTTAGTGAAGGGACCTATTCTTCCGTTTAATATTTACTCGGAGGAACCGGTCCGCTTTACGCCAAAAGGGTTTGGTGTGATTGGTAGGGACGACATCTGTAATGAGATTAGTCGACGTGTTGCTGAAGTGTTTAAAGGGAAGACCTTTGATCTTGCATCTTTATGCCGTTCGATCTTTCCCTCAACCTCAGCAAATTATATTAAATCGAGAAATGATGGTGGAAGTGTTGTTGCCCTATTGGAGAACCGGGAACTTAAGCCAATTCTGGCCACGTATGGTGGACCACTGTATGATAATTTTATTAAAATGAGTAGTTTGTCCACAGTTCCCGAGCGTGTAGTCACTGAGAAGATCGTTGTTAAGAGATATATCCGCCCGTCGACTTCCAAAGTCTTAAAAACGTACTGTGTGTACGGACAATGGTTTACTAAGTCGACTGAGGTAGATACATGTGATATACACTTTGATGAGATTGCTGAACGTCGTGTACCCGCATACGGAGTCTTTGATTTTAGATTATTAAGAGAGGCATTTGTTGCTCTCTTTCTCCGTGTTTACGAGGTATGTAAAGGTGAGTCGCGTGGGGTAGTTCCAGTTGGACTTGAAGAGTCCTTTAAGGTTCGTGTTATCACGAAATGCCCCCCACTTCTTATGTTCCTTATGAAACCTTTACAAATGTTTATGCATAGCCATATGCGTAAGCTTCGAGTTTTTAAGCTTCTTGGTCAGGATGTTAATGTAAAATTAATTAATGATACTTTTAAATCCTTTTTGAAATACCCTCTTATGAGTGGTGATTATCAAGATGCTACTAATATGCTTGAAAGCTTCTTCTCGAATTATACCGCCGATTGTGTGGCGAATGTACTTGGCTTTGCAGGGACTGATTACCATACCATGTATAAGGATAGCCTTACTGGCTTTAAAATCGCAGGTATGGAGTGGTATTTTCCTGAGTTATTGTCCGGTGAATTTCAGCAACAGAATGGTCAGTTGATGGGATCTATTTCTTCATTCCCAATTCTGTGTCTAATCAATTGCTCCATTTGTTCTCTTTCCCTCGAACGAGGGCTTGGTCGAGTGTTTCCTATACGTAAC